CGCCCGATATTCTATACCTTCGGCGGTCGTGTAAGCGCCCGGACGCCAAAAGCCACCGTCGAATATGAGGAGCATATATGCACCATGTACTGCCAAGCCACCATCGCGCAAGCCAGTCCCATGCGAAAGTTTCCGGATAGTGTCATGCTCGACCTTCGCGTTCTGGCCTTTTACGCCATCCCAAAGAGCACCAGTATAAAACGTCGTGCGGATATGCTGGCCGGCGCGATCCGGCCGACAAAGACGCCCGACGCCGACAATATCCTCAAGGTTGTAGCCGACGGTCTCAATGATGTCGCTTACCATGACGACAAGCAGATTGTCGACGCGCAGATCCGCAAGTTTTACTCGGACAATCCGAGGCTTGAAATTACCATCATCACCGCCAAAAACGAAAGGAGATAAATACGCATGAAAACAATGCTCAGCACCATCCAAAAACGAGAGAACCTGAACACCGTCCACCGCGGCGAGGAATGCGGCCCAGGAGGAGCATACCACTATTATGAGATCCGCTGCGACGAACCCGCCGGAGGCGATTTGACCAATCCGCTCTTTTTGTCTCGCATCATCTTCCAGAAAGGGGCGCGAAAGGATCCCGAAGCCACACACGGCGTCCTCGACGTCGACCTGCTGGAAATCGTCCGGGACAGGTTGCAGTGCTTCCAAAAAGGGGCCTTCGCCACGCGGGAAAATGCTATCGCCCTAACTCATATTGAGGAGGCTCTCTTATGGATGAATAAACGCGTGGAGGATAGAATTGAGCGCGGCGTCCTGGGGACTTACGAAAAATAACAAAAAAGAAAGGGGATTCCTACCATGAACGAAGCCGGTAAATTTGAGGTTTACAAAAAGAAGCTACAGGGAATCTGCGACGAGAACAACCTAATCTACACCTTCCGCGCGAACGAATATCCCATCAAGCTCACCGTCCGGCCCACCGGTGAGAACAACGACCAGATGTCCCTCCTTGAAAAACCCGAGTTGGACAATGAAGGCATGGGAGAAGATGCAGAGCTCATTTTCACATATAAGGACGGCGCTTTGTTTTTCAGAATTTCGGACACTTTCGCGGTCAGCGAGGCGCTTTTCAGCAAACTCAAAAATCTGTTCAGGAACATGCACTCGGTTTGGCTCCAGTTTTTCTTCCGAAAGATTGTCGAAAAGAAGCTGCTTTCCACGCTGCCGGAGATAGAGGACAGCATCGAAAGAGATGCAGAAGACGCGGAGGACAGTGGGGACGACTTCTCGCCGGCTGATGATGATGATGATGATGAGGGCGAAGGCGGCGGCTACGATTATCAGGACCCGGAGGACCAAGATGGCGAATAAACCGACAGAGGGAAATATAAAAAAACTATGCCCGCTCCGGTTTCAGCTTGAGCAAAAGGTGTATGAACGTGCGGACATCGAGTGTAAGGAAAGCGAGTGCGCGTGGTTCATCTCCTATCATGGCGGGTGCGCCATCGAATGTATCGCCTCCGAAACCCTATCTGTCGAAGCCAGAATCATTGACGTATAAAAGGCAGCCCCGATAATTTACATAAGGAGAAAGAAAAATGAACATCACAGAAATCAAAATCAGGCGCATATACAAAGATATGAGACTGAAAGCCCTCGTTTCCATCACCATTGACAACAATTTCGCAGTACATGACATTAAGGTCATCGAAGGCCCGGAGCGCCTCTTTGTGGCGATGCCGAGCCGTAAAGATGATAACGGAGTATTCCGCGATATCGCGCATCCTATTACGCCCGAGACGCGGATGGAGATTGAGTCGAGAATTCTTTCTGCATACCAGGAGTATTTAGCGATTATCGCTGCGCATCAAGAACAGGACATTTCGTTGCCTAACTGGTTGAACTAAGCAAAAAGAAAAGCCGCCCCCCCTCACGGAGAACAGCCCCTCAACCAAGGCTATTATATCATGGGGGGAGGCGGCAAGTCAATATGAAGAATGAGCCCATGACAAAACAGCGCATAGAGAAGTATGTGCGCCTTCGGCGCGAGATCGGCATGTTGGATACACAGATTTATCTGGCGCAAGACGATGAATATGTGGCGGATGTTGTGCAGAACGACCTCCGCCGCCTTGTCATCAGAGGTTATGGATCCCGGGCAATACCCAGGCTATGCGCACGGAGAGCACGGTATGAAGCTGAATGCGATGCAATAGAAAGTTTTATCGAAGAACTCGAGGACAGCATAATGCGGCAAATCCTTACACATAGGTATATTGTAGGGCACACTTTTGAGCAAACCGGAGAACTTGTTGGATATAGTGACAGAAGCGTCAAGAGAAAAGTTAGGGATTTTTTTGAAAAGATGTCCCTCGATGTCACCGAATGTCCTTGAAAGTCCTCTTTTTATATGTTTTCCTTAATATGACATCATTGTCACCACCGTAAAACTCGAATCGCCATAGCCGCCCCTTCGCCGGGGCGGTATTTTTTATGTGAGGAGGTTGCTGCCGCGCCCCCGCTCCTGGGTGCGGCCCTGTCCGGCCGGTGTACCATTTCGCCAATGATGCGCCGGGTGGAACAAAACGCAAAGGAGTCTTTTCGGTGAAAATCATCAAGAAAAAAATCAAAGACCTAAACCCGGCGGCCTATAATCCGCGCAAGACGCTGGCGCCGGGCGACGTCGAATATGAGCAAATCAAGCAGTCCATTCTCACATATGGCATGGTTGAACCTGTTGTATGGAACAAACAGACCGGAAATGTCGTCGCGGGGCATCAACGGCTTATCGTGCTGGCCGATCTCGGTCATGAGGACGTGTCCACAAGCGTTGTCGACATCCCCGAGGCGCAGGAGAAGGCGCTGAATATTGCGCTTAATAAAATATCCGGCGAGTGGGACGACGAAAAGCTGGCCGCATTGCTCGAAGAATTGTCAGCCGACGCCGACGAAATGTTGCTCAGCCTTACCGGCTTCACGGAAGAGGAGTTTGACGAGATGTTTGGTACCGGCGATGAGAACGAACCCCCTGATTTTGAGAACGATGAGGGAGATAACGAGAACGATGCGCCCCCAAGCCGGGAAACCAATTTCAGCTACCAAGAGCAATTCGGAGTGATTGTCCTTTGTAAAAATGAGGACGAACAAAAAACCGTATACGAGCAGCTTGTCGAACAAGGTTACTCCTGTAGGGTGGTGGCGACATGAACGAATTGACAAAAATCACCATCCACAACCGGACGTCTGACTTCAACAGCTACCGTGCAGCCCGCGTCAAGAGTCTTTTCAACGCGGAAAGCGGGTGCAATTTCGATCTCGAGGCCGAGCTCGACCTTTCGGGCGATTGGCAAATAGGCGTCGTGGTTGGGCCAAGCGGATCCGGCAAGTCTTCAATCGGCAAAATTATTTTCGGGGAAAACCTTATACATGACTACGCACAGGGATGGGCGTCTGACAGCCCCATCGTGGACGAAATCGCGCCCGACGGGGATTTTAACGAGGTTACCGGTGCGTTGGCAAACGTCGGGCTGGGCGACGTCCCGGCATGGCTCCGGCCATTTCATATCTTATCGAATGGCGAACAGTTCCGCGCGGGCCTTGCCCGCCTCATCTGCATGAAGTCCGACCGCGTCGTGGTCGACGAATTTACGTCCGTCGTGGACAGGCAAATCGCCCGCATAGGTTCACAGGCTTTTCAAAAAGCGTGGCGCCGCACGAATCCGAAAGGAAAGGTGGTGCTCCTTACCCCACACTACGATATTTTGGACTGGGTTCAGCCCGATTGGGTTTTTGATACCAAGACAAAAGAGTTTGAGCGTGGGCGGCTTCGGCAAAGGCCAAAAATTGAGCTCTCGATTTTCAAGACGGACGGAAGTTACTGGCCGTACTTTAAGCAGCATTATTATTTAGACCTCCCCATGCCGCCGGCCGCAGAGTATTTCGTTGGCACGGTTGACGGGGAGCTTGCCTGCCATCTGGCTGTATCCCCTCTGTTCACAGCTTGCGGGTACCGGGCAACGCGCCTTGTGACAATGCCGGAATGGCAGGGGGCGGGCGTCGGATTCCGATTTCTGGAGTGGGTGTGTCAATATCACCTCGAGGGTAACGGCCGGAAAGGTAAAAAATACGCGACGTTTTTCCACACCTCGCATCCTCAGCTGTGCATGGCTCTGCGTCGGGGCAAAAAGTGGATACAGACCAGCGCCATGTTATATGGGGACAACAAAGCGCGAAGTGCGCGGAGTATCGCCAAATCGCAGGCAAAAAAGCCCGGAGCGAAAACAGACACCATCGTGGGCTTAGGATATGGCGGCCATTTTCGTGCTGTGCAAGGGTTTAAGTATGTCGGGGAGGTGAACCCGGCATGCTGAACATCTATATTTACGGAGCGGGGGAACAGAACCCGGTGCCAATCGTCACAAAATGTGCCACGCTGATTCTTTCGGCCGAGCGGTACCGGATTGTTCCAAATCTGGACGAGGCGGATATTGCGATCGCGCCGTTGCTCACCCGGATGCTCAGCCTGCAGGAAATCTTCGCGCCAAAAATCGGGACGCTTGTGTTTCACCCGTCGCTACTCCCGCGCCATCGCGGGCCGGACGCAATCAAGTGGGCGTTCAAGTTGGGGGAAACGTACACCGGTGCCACATGGTTCTGGCCGGACGAGGGTATTGACACCGGCGATATTTGCGAACAGGAAGTGCTGGCAATTCCCCCGGAAGCAAGCCCGCGTGATTTTTATGAGTATTATGTAATTCCAGCAGCCCTTCGCACCTTATCACGAGCCATAGACGACATCGCGGCCGGTAGGCCGCGGCGGGTACCGCAGCAAAACGAAAACGCAACATACGAAACAAGAATAAAGAGGCGCGGCCGCTAGGCCGCGCTGTCTGTTTGTGGAGGTGGTGATTGTGCCAAGACCGCGCAGCCCGAAGAGCATCGAAGCCGAGAGAAGATACAAGGCCGGTGAAAAAGTGCTCGCTGACCTTGCCCGCTCGATGGGTGTTCCTGAAGGTACACTCCGCCGATGGAAGTCTACACAGGATTGGGACGGTAAAAAAAAACAAACCGAGCGTTCGGAAACGAACCCGAGCGCTCGGAATAAGGGAGAGCCCGAACAGTCCACATCTGCTTCACTCGACAAGCAGTTGGCAGATGCTGTAGAGGAAAACGAGGAGTTGACCGCGCAACAAAAGGATTTTTGCTTATATTACGCCCGGATAAAGAACGCCACGCAGGCGTATTTGAAAGCTTACGGATGCTCATATAACACAGCCATGACGGAGGGATGCCGCTCACTTGGAAATCCCAAGATAAAAGATGAGCTCCAGCGGCTGCGTGAAATCAAGGTCGCCGCTCTCGGAGAACTTTGCGGCGAAGATGTGGTCGAACTTCATATGCGCATAGCTTTTGCGGATCTCACAGATTATGTTGAATTCAAAAGCCAGCGCGTTCCGGTGACTTATAACGGCGAGGCTGTAATGATGGATCACCCGGATCCAGAAGAAAAGAAAAAAATTCCTGTTACAAAATCAGTCAACATCGTCAAGCTGAAAGACAGCGCACAGGTCGACGGTCAGCTCATCACAGAAGTGTCGGAGGGGCGCGAGGGTGCAAAAATAAAATTGGCTGACCGACAGAAGTCGCTCGACTTTTTGGAGAGGTTCTTCTCATTGAACCCCACAGATAGGCAGCGTAAAGAATATGACGAGCGGCGGCTTGAGCTCGAACAGCAGCGCATCGATGATAGTCGGCGGGGCAGAGAAGGGGCCGCAACATCAAACGAGGGGGTGACGATAGTCGATGATTTGTAAATTATCGGAAATCGTATCACCTGCGTTTGCAGAGCCACATAACGCGCTCAAAAACGGCGCGTGCAACCAACTGGTATTGAACGGCGGGAGAGGCTCGGCAAAGTCCTCCTACGCGTCAATTGAGGGCGTCCTGCTTATCTTAAAGCATCCGGACATCCACGGGGTTGTAATGCGCAAGGTTTCAAATACCCTGCGTACGAGCGTCTATGCTCAATATGTATGGGCGATACAAGAGCTTGGTCTGTACAGCAAATTCAAATGCACAGTTTCTCCGATGGAGATTATATATAAGGAAACCGGGCAGAAAATTATGTTTTTTGGCGTGGATGATCCCGGCAAAATTAAATCAATCAAAGTACCATTTGGGTACATAGGATATTTGCATCTGGAAGAACTCGACCAGTTTGCTGGCGAGGAAGAAGTCAGGAGCATAGAACAGTCTGTTCTGCGCGGAGGCCCTCTGGCATTTGAAATCAAATCATTCAATCCACCGCGGACGCGTGACAATTGGGCCAACAAATACTGCATGGAGGACAAGCCAGGGCAGCTCGTACATACAAGCACCTACCTCACCACGCCCCGAGAATGGCTCGGGCAACGTTTTCTCGATGACGCCGAGCACCTGAAACAACGGGATTATGGTGCTTATGAACATGAATATCTCGGTGTTGCGAACGGCATCGGCGGGAATGTTTTTGAAAACTTTGAGCCCAGGGCATTGCCGGAGTCGATGGTTAAAAAGTTCGACCGCATCTATCAAGGGATAGACTGGGGCTGGTACCCTGATCCGTTTGCTTTTGTTCGGCTGCATTATGATAGTGCGCGGCAGACGATTTTCATTTTGGATGAGAATTACGCAAACAAGCAGAGCAACGAAGATTCTGCTATTTGGATAAAGATGAAAAAGTATGACCGAGTTCTTACCGTTTGTGACAATGCTGAGCAGAAAAGCATTTATGATCTGCAAGGCCTGGGCGTAAAAGCTGACAGTGCGATAAAGGGCCCCGGATCGGTTGAATACGGAATGAAATGGCTTCAGCGCCGCAAAATTGTTATTGATCCCCGGCGAACACCAAACGCATATCGTGAGTTTCGTGATTATCAATATGAGCGCGACAAAAAAGGGGACGTCATCAGCGGGTACCCGGACAAAGACAACCACATCATTGACGCTGTACGCTATGCGCTTGAGCGTCTGATGCGCGGCAGCAAGACTGTCGCGTAAACGAAGAAAAGGAGCTGGATAGCAAATGAAATATAGAAAACTACCTGTTGAAATCGAGGCATTTCAGTATGATGGTGATCTGATAGGGCGTGACGGGAAGTATTACATTCCTGAATGGGCAGAGACGGCCCACAGAGACGGCCCACAGAGACGGCATATTATATTATGCGCCCCACGAAGACAGCCCGAGCGAATTGTTTATCAAAACGCTCGAGGGCGACCACCATGCAAGTGTAGGCGACTACATTATTCAAGGCATCAAGGGTGAAATATATCCCTGCAAGCCGGACATTTTTGAAGTAACATACGAGCCGGCATGAAGAACGCCAAAAATCGCAAGTAATGAGGGCCGCAGCCATACGCGGGTCAAACGCCATAAGCGTCGCGCATGGAAACCGGTGACACGGGCGGCCCCTTTACTCCTTTTTAGGGGGGAATATAAATGTCACAGCAACGAAACGTAGCCCGGCAGGAACAGATACTGGCTGAAGCGCAAAAGAAACTCGGTCGTATTGACAAGATGCGCGAGGACATGGCAAAGATGGTTGAGCTTGAAATGAAAAAGCTCGAGGAGCTCCGGGACGTACACAATGAATTTGAATCGACCCCAGAGATGAAGCCTTCCTTGAACAATGACCTGCACGCGTCTTTCCAATCACAGTTCGATCAGTTTAGTGCCACGAAAAGCAATGAACGGCTAACGACGATTGGGAATGAAGGTGTTTTCGACTTCCCTGAAAAACTTGAAGCTCCGAAAGACAACAAACCCGTCTACAAAATGAGCGACCGCCAAGAGCATTGGACGAGCCTTACGGAGAACCCGGGGAAACCTGTGTACGTGTCGGGTCGTTATATTGCCTCTGGGCATGGGACTCACAAGATTGACTCCACAAAGGAATACGAGTACGAACTGAGCGTCAGAGCAATACCGGTGAGCGTGGGCGATGTGTTGCGCGCGCCGGTGCATCCTACCGGCCATGGAGACGGGAAGGCCTTCACAACAACGCACCTGCAGTATCAAATCACCGGCATATATTCAAATCCAAGGTTCCACGCATATCACGATAGGATTGAGGGGTAAAAATGAGGCACAAAGTTTTGAAATCCCTGCTCGGCAAATACATCTGCGCACGGCGCCGCATTGCGTACATTCATGTTGACAGGGTAATTATCACCGAGGGGAACAAGGCAATTGTGACCGCCGTCGTGAATACGCTCGACGACGCGCTGTTGCATTGGTTTCTCGAAATCGCTTGGACAACTAGCCGATACGGTATCCACCGTATAACCGGTTGTAAAATATTAAAGGAGGACGAACTGGATGGATATGGAGACGCCACGCAAAACCAAGCTCTATAACCAAATCGCAAAAGACTACAACCCCAAGCAGGCCGAAATGCAGATATGCAGATATATAGAAGGTCTGGAAGCACGTCATGAGACCCGCACCGAAGAGCTCGAGGCCCGCATCGCAACGCTGGAAAACAGCAAAGCCAAACCCGCCGCCCCAAAAGGCTCAGCGGCCAAGCCCGATGTCCCTGAAACTCCCGCCGCCGGAAGCGGTAACCAATAAGAAAAGTACGCCTCACAAGGCGAAAGGAGAAGTAGAAGAATGAGTGGAGAACCTAAAAGTGTAACCTCTGAAGAATTCGAAGAAAAGTATGTTCCCCTGTTGAATACAGTCGCTGAGTTGGTTATCTCGCATCCCGACATCCCGGAAGAGGTTGAGCAATCGGATCTCTTGGGATCACTGACTATGCTCACGAACGAACTTAGGAACGGCCTCACCGACAGGGTGCCGGAGTTCGTTAGATTGCAGCAGGAGCTCGACAAGAAGAACAAGCAGGTGAACAAGCTCCAAGAGACAAATCAGCAGTTGTTCCTGAAGGTCGGGAACTATCAGAGTCCCGGAAAGCAGCCCGGTGGCGAGGAAGAGCGGCCCAAGAAGTCGTTTGACGAAATCAAAAACATTATCGAGAATCTTTGATCATCGGTGATCCTTATGAAGGAGGAAGTTATATGTGAATACTCCTGCGCAACAAGCAACATTACAGGCGAACATAAACGCCACGAAAGAACCCCATCGCCAACAAACACAAGAGGAAGACCGCCCTAAAAGTCTATGGGACAAGATTACCAATGCAGCAGCACAGACAGGCGCAGCGGTTGGCGGTCTCGCAAAAGGCACCATAAAAACAGCTGCATCAGGGCCAATGGTGGTAGAAGCTGCAAAAAACAAAATCTCCAACAAAGTTGGAAAAGATAAGATAGAATCACCGGCAGCAAGAATTGTTGGCGGCGCTCTTAAATCTATCTCTCCTGCCATTGGTGCCGCTGCAGATGCACATATCGCCATACAAAAAGGTGCAGCTAAAATATGGGGTGGCGAAACGCCGGTACAAACAGGCGCACGACAGTTAAATGCTAAGGTTGATAACTGGAGCAATTCATGGGTGCCGGAGCCACAAACCGGGGCGGCCGAATTTACGCGAAAAGCGGCGAATGCCACGGGCGAGGCGATACCGGGAGTTGCCCTCGCGGTAGGAACAGGCGGAATGAGCGCATCAACCGCCTTGATAGGAAACGCGCCCAGCTACGCAGCAGGAGCCGCTAATGCGTTTAGCACGGAGATGCTGGAAGGCTCTGGAAAAATGTCTGACGCAGTGATTAGCGGGGCGGCGGAATATACAGCGTCAGCTATAGGCGGTGCCGCGATGAAAGCTCTATCGAAACCTCTTAGCAAAGCCCCTATGCTTGTACGGGGTGTGGCAGATGCGACAATGGAAGGGCTTGAAAACGTCGGAAGTGGATTCTCGCGATCCACTTTAACGGGTGAAAACTATACTAGGTCTCAGATGCTTGAAGAATTCGCACTCGGTGCAACGGTGGGGGTGGCGATTGGTGGCGGTGTTACCGGGATAAACACCGTGACCGGTGGCGTTACAAGGGCTCGCATACAAGGCGAAGTAAACTCAAGGATTGCTGATACCGCAAAGGCCGATGTGGCAGATGTCAAGGCTCTTCTCGCACGTAGCAACGAATCAGCTGCAAACGCTATAGTTGCACAAGATTCCCTGTCCGCCCTGCAAAAACAGGTCGCGAATCCCGTCAACACGCTGCAATCAACGACGGCGATTCCGGCGGATCTAGCGAAAAAGTATAATTTGACCCCTGCAGGTGAAAGCGGCAACCCGCTGTCAATAGATGTAAAATCATACGAAAGTCGCGTAGACCCCAAGGTATCGCAGCTAACGGGGGCAGAAGTGCCTCTTTCAGAGCGGGCGGCAATCAATCCCACCTCCGCTGGCGCGGAGGTGCTGTCTAACCCTAGAGCGCTATACCAATATGCGCAAGACATCTATCTTCATCCCGGAATTGACGTAACAAACTCTGTGTTCACGTATCGCGGTCAAGCAAACCAGTTTTACCGCACATCGCTTGATGCAGGCTCAATGCCTGCGTCCGGGGTAGGTACATCATGGGAGGGCAGCGGCATCTACAGTGCAAAGACGCCATACACAACAGATATGTACGGCCCGAGCGGAAAGCTTGCAGATAACCCCTATTCTAACAGGGGCATAAAGCAAAAAGCGGTTGATGCAGAGTATCCGGTTGGTGTGGTGCTGCAGCAACCGGCAAAACTTACCGAGAGGGCCTCTCCGCAAAGGATGACAGATGCTCCCGGCGATGTTGTCCCCGCAGGAGAAAGGCGAGTGCGCTACGATGACAAGGGCCTCAACCGAATAACTGAAGTCGTCAACAACCCTGCTGATATTAAGGTGTCGGGTTTGGTTTTCGGAAGAACCGGCGTTGCCGATGCTTCGCCTATCCAGTATGCCAACAGCAACTCTCAACTAACCAGCTCGCAAACATCAAGCACAGCCATCCAAAATTCTACACAAAAAGGTGCTCAGAGCAGGCCGCCCTCAGGTAGACCCATGTCGAGAGACAACTCCAGTAACGCTGTGTCTAAAGCGCCGGAAGCGACGCGGGTGGGGCCCGATTCACCTACAAAGCCTGCCGCGCCGATAGAATCAAGCAGAACGGACGGCTCCACATGGTACGCCCTCCCCAACCTGGTTGATGCAAACACCGCCGTGAGAAACACAAATGTGACAGAGAACATCAAACGCGGAGAAGCCAGCGAGATGGCGGGCGAGAGTTCAACCCACCGCACCGGTGCAGAAAGTCAGCCTATCCGCTCTGCCGCCAGCGAATCTGTATCCAACAGTTGGGGTGATGCGATGGTCGGCCGTGCTTCTCCTAGCCGAAGGCTCGAATCAGAAGCGACATATATGCGCGCGCCGGAGTCTCCCAGATCTGCGGAATCCGCAAATGAATACACGACCCCACTCGCAAGTGAGACTCCAAGGAGTTCAGAGTACACGCCTGAGAGAACGCCAAGAGAAGCAATTCCAACAACTACGCATGAGAATACACCAGGGTACTCAAGTCCGCTCGAACGCGCACCGGAATATTCAAACACGCCGTCGACAGAAAGACCACCACTGCCATTGAGCCCTCAGGAACGACCTTCAACGCATACGCCACCGGAACAGACCCAGACAACAACCTTACCACCTGGGCGCCAACCAGTACGACCTCCTGAGGAGATTCCCTCCAGAAGAGGGTCGCCGGAACGTCCAACTCCAACAGAAATATGGACACCATTGGCACGGAAGAATAGCAGCGTGGCGCTTGCGAAATTTGACGAGGATTTACCTCAGTACGACTTCAACCTAGTACGCGGTCCCGGCTCCCGCGGGCTGGTGCATGAAACCGATAACTACAACCGAGCCGTTGGCGGCCTTTCATCATATTAAGGCCAAAACAAAGTGTTAGCAGCGCAGCGTAATGCGCTGTATTTTTTTTACTTTAAGGAGATGACGCT